TTAATATTTATAGTATTAGCCATTAGAAACTTCCTAAAGTTACATTTTTAGATAATCTTACTTCTCCCTCCAACAATCTTGTTACAACATAACATGCTCCACTTCCAGTAGCAAGTTCTAAATCGTATACACCTTGTGTAAAGTTAAGTTGGGAAGAAGATACAGCTGAAATGTATACTCCAATTGTTCCTGATGTAGGTGGGTTAATTGAATTAGATCCACTTAAATTTAAGCCAGTTCCACACGGATCTAAACTAGATGATAAAGTAATATAAACCGTACTTGAATCTACGGTAGGTCTAATTTGCATTCTAGCTTGATATCCTGTTAAATCAACTGGGGTTCCATTAGAGTCTGTGTAAGCTATTTGAAAATTAACTGTAGCACCTTGTTCAATTACAAAAGAGTATCTTCCTGCAGCCATTATTTTTATTATAAATATGGCTAACCTCTAAATGATTTGTAAACTTCAAGAATATCGTCTACTATTGGGTGTCTATGATTTTTTTCTAATGTAATTACGTTAAATCCAGGTACTTCTTTCATGTGCTTGCATATCACATCAAATCCAGAAGTTTTTTTATCTTTTAAATCAATTTGAGCACCATCTCCACAAAATATCATTTTACTACCTGAACATATACGTGTTAAAAGGAGTTCAGTTTGGTTATCTGTTAAGTTCTGTGCTTCATCTACTACAACTAAACAATTAGTAAAGTTTCTACCACGCATAAATGATACAGGTACAATTTCTATTTCACCATCTGCTATACATTTTTCAATTTTTTCCTTATTGTATAAACGATGCATGTTTTCGTATACAGGGGCAGTAAATGGAGCTAATTTTTCATTAACATCACCAGGTAAAAAACCAATATCTTGTCCTGCTACTACAGTTGGCCTAGTAATTATTATTTTTTCTATATCTCTATTAAATAATAAATCTAAAGCAACATTAGCCGCTAGTAATGATTTTCCAGAACCTGCTTTACCACGTAAAACTGTTACAGTATCTGTTAAAATTTGAGATTTAGCAACTTTTTGTTCTTCATTTAATGAAATATTAAACTTAATAGGACCTTTTGGTTTTCTTTTTGCTTTAAAAGCATCTTGTGCTTCGGGGGTGCGATTATAATCACTCATATAACTATATTTGATAATAAATATGAACAAAAATTAAAAAAGCCCCGCTTTTAGCGAGGCTCTTTATTTTCGGTTAACCGTTACTCTTATAGAGTGTTCAAATCATTAACGAAGATACGACCGAAGAATTCTGGTCTGATCATTTTCTTAGCGTAACGAGTCAATAGACCTTTTCTTGGTGTGAAGGTTTCTGGATCGTACACTAATGGAGTCATGATAAGTGGAACGTATGGAGCAAATACAGCACCAGTTTCAAGGAATTGAGATCCTCTATAACCCATCAAAATTACATTTTCAGTCATGTATGGGTTTTTGTATACTGTATAACGGTTGTTCAAGTTACCTGATTTTTGGATACCAAATGCATAGCTTGCTTTTGTTACATCACCATCAGAAGTTGAAGCAAATCCTGGGATTGATTCAAGGATTGTTGCTACACTTGGAGAACATACTAGGAAGTTTGCACCACCACGTAATGTCTTTTGGTGAATTTTATTAGAAACTTTTTGCATTTTAGTTCCTAAAGTTTGGAACCACTGACCTTGAGTGTTGAAGAAATTTAGGTCATCATATCCTGTTCTAGCAGCATTCAATGCTCTGTTATTTTGAGCATACCAATATTCATCAGCAGCAGAAGCATCTTGAATCAACATATCTAAGTTTTCTAGATCAATTTCTAGAGCGATATACTCAGACATAATTGAAGTCAATTCAGCTTCAGCATCAAGAGATTGGTAAGCATTCAAATCTTGAGCGAATTCTGGTGTCCATTGTGCTTTCAATTTTCTTGTTTTAGCAACAATAGCTTCAGATTTCATTTGGATATTGATTTGCGGAATAGCTAATGCATCAGCTGATGTAGATTCAGCATTTGGATATCCAGCACCTGAATTGTCTTCGAAATCACCTCTGTAGTTATCAGCTGGTTGCATATTGTAGAACAATGTGTTAGTTGTAGCTGAACCTGAAGGTAGATTTGTCATAGCACTAGTTGAACCAGATACGATAAATGTTACACTGCTTGTACCATTAGTAGTAGTATACTGTGGTAACAAACGATCGTAAACAGCACCTAAAGAGATAGCGCCTGAACCTGAAGCAGGAACAAATGCACGAACACCTTTAAAATCTACACGCATAGGGTTAGTTACTGTCATAACAATTTTAGACAAAATACCTGATACGATAGATGAAGATAATTCTGAATTATAATCAACATCGGCCCAAGTTGCAGGAGATGTAGTAGAAGTTACAGAAGATGAGAATTGGTTGATTGAATAAGCAAATCTACCAGCACCATAAAGACCTTGTGAAGGGTCTGCATTTACTCCTGGGTTAGTGTTACCATACATAGATGAAGTAGCACCATAAGTGTCACCACCAGGACCAAATTGTCCAGAAGGAGCAACTTTTCCTTGTCCATATTGGAAATCTAGGAAAAATACTAGACCTGAAGGTAAATTCATTGGTTGTACTGACATGAATTCTTTAGTTGATAAAGAACCAAATACTTTACGTACCAATGGAAGAGCTACACCAGCCCATTGCTCACCTTGTCCTACATTAAAAGTAGCACCACCTACGTTTGTAGAAGATTGCTCAACAACTAATTGTTTTGCTTGGTTTTCGAGGATCAAAGCCATGTTGTTTTTTTCAACTTCGCTTCCTAATCCTTCTAATAGGCCTGTTTTAGACCATTTGCTAGCCATACGTGCAGCATCACTCTGCATGTTTCTCCATCCGTTGGCTGAGCTTTCTAAAAGAGAATTAATACTTGACATTTTTTGTTTTTGTTTTAAATTAATAAATTAAATAATTCCAGCCAATTTTTGCATTCTTTTAAATACATCGTTTGACTCTACGATTGGTTGTTTTGCGGTAGGAGTAACAGTTGATTTTGAAGCTCTACCTAGGTTTTCTTTAATAGTAGTTTTAGCAACTTTAATACCCTCGTTTAAAGTTTCGTATACCATTTTTACTTCACCTACGTTTTTAGCTTTGTCAAATGAACTTAATACTTTTACCTTTTGATTTTCGTTTAAATTTTTAGCTTTGAAGATTTTGTTTGAGTAAAGTAACTTAGCGTTCAATAAATTGATTTCGTTAAGTTCAGAACGAAGAGCATTGATAGTTTTGTAAGCTTCTTCAAGTTCATCTTTCATTGTGTCAGTTTCTTCAAGAGCACCTACACCTAATGAACCTTTATCACTTCCAGGTTTAAATGGAGAATCTAATTTAAAAAATCCAAAAATTGCAGTAACTGCATTTCTCCAATCTCCTGAGCTAGGGTAACCATCTTTAAATTTTGGGTCATTAATTTTGCTACCCAAAAGTTTAATTTTTTCTTCTTTACTTTCTAGAGCTTCAACTTCTTTTGCAATTCCTGGGAAATCGCTTTCAAGTTCTTTAACTGCTCTAGGTTTTATTCCAAAAATTTCATTGGTTTCTTCCTTTTCTTCGTACATTCCTTCTTCTTCCATTTCTTCGATTTCTCTTAAAAGTTCTGCTAAATCTACTTCTTCCTCTTCTTCAGCGCCCATTTCCATTTCTTCACCTTCTTCTTCACCTCCGAATTCAGGTCCTGCTTCTAACTCACCGTCTTTAATCATTTGTGCGATTACGTCTTCAATCATTTCCTTAATCTCGTCGTCCGAAAGGTCTTCCATTTCCATGTCACCTTCTTCTTCTCCTTCTTCCTCTTCACCTTCTTCTTCACCTTCTTCTTCAGCTTCGTAAAGGTTTTCTCCTTCTTCCATTTCTTCGCTTTCTAGCTCTGCTAAAAGTTCTTCCAAATCAACTTCCATCATTTCTTCTTTTTTACCTTCTTCCATGTCTTCAGCTTCATCCATTTTTTCTACGTCTTCAGCTTCATCCATTTCTTCCATTTCTTGAAGTTTCAAAGATAACATTGATTTAAGTTGAGGTGTAAAGGCTTCTTCTAGAGCTGCTTTTGCGTTTGCTATTGCTGCTTCTTTAACAGCTTTAGCCTCAGCGATTGCTTCTTTGAGCATTTCTCTGTTTTTTGCCATTTTTCCTAAATTTTTTGTTGGGAAAGTACGTTTATTTATCAAACGTAATAGAATTCAATTAATATAATATCGCATAAGTGTGAGGGGCGATATATTCTGTTATATGTATGTGTATTTTTTGTTAAAGTCGCAAAAAATAAAAAAGCCCTCAAAAAGAGGGCTAATTTAGTCACCGGTTTGCATATTTTAAAATATCGGGCATGTGCCTTTTGCACATAAAATTTCGGTTATAATTGAATTAGTACGAGCGTATTGGTCTAGATATGTTGTTCTTGATTCGTTTAATGAACCGTTTTTCATCCATGAATCTGGGTTTGAAGGATTGGATACTAGATCCCATGTAAGTAATTCGAAATCATCTTGTACTTCCATTACTTCACCCATTTGTTTTAATGAGCCCATCCCACGAGAAGAAATACCAATTGTTAAACCATTGTTAACTAAAGCACCTGCTATACGACCAGATACTGTTCCTTTTGGTCCTGGGTCTGAAAATATTTCAACTGTTCCCCATATTTCATCTCCATCCCACCACATTTTTCTAATAGCATGGGATGCATTTTTTAAATTTATAACTTGAGAATCAGGGTGGTCTAATTCACCGCATGTTTCTGTTGTTTTATATTGAATTTTCTTTTGGAAATTGTCAATTTCACGTTCCCACAACTCACGTTTGTAGTATCTTCCGTTACCGTTTTTAACCTCCACGGTAGCTAAAATACCTTCAACAAAGATATTTCCATTACCTTTTAACCCTTCTAAAAGGCGAACAGGTTGGGGAACAAAATGTCTAGTTTCTATTAAGAGTTGCTTATTCATGGTTTAATATTCTTCAGATTCTTCAGGTTCATCTTCGAAAATTTCTGTTTTAGATATTTTATCTGCTAAAGCTTGAATACTTTTTATTGATTTTTCAGCATCTTTTAAGTTTTTAGGATCTAAATCTCCTTCAGCTTCATCGATGTATTCAGCTTCTTCAATAGGTTCATCTTCATCGATGATTTCTTTTTTCTTACCTTTGGTTTTGCTAAGCATTTTTTCAACCTTAGATTTTGCTTGCTCTAATTTTTTAATATCTTTTTCAAGTTCTTTAACTTTTTTCTTGTCAGTTAAAGCTTTCATATCTTCATCCTCGTCAAGTTTACTAAGTTTAGAACGTCTATGATCAATTAAAGCATCAATTTTATCTAGTTTAGATTGTAGAACTTCATGTTCTGCTTCTTTATTAATATCAGCTAAATCTTTTTCTACACCTTCACGCAAAATTTCTTCCATTGGTTTTTGAAATTTTGGATTTGGAGTTTTAAATGAAAGTCTTCCATCTCTACCTACATTAACATTATTTAAAAGAGTATAGTCATCTGTAACTCCTTCTTTAGTAGGAAGATTAATTTTACCTCCAATATTATTAGCAGTATTTATGAAACTCATAAACATTGGGTTAATATCGTATGGTAATTTTTTTAAGTTTAATGGAGAAAGTAATCTAGAGCGAATAGCAACCCCTGTAATTTCTTCTGGGTTTTTAGGATTTCTTAATACTCTTAAGTGTTGATTTTTTTTCATTAGCTCCTCAGTTGGGGCTGCTAAGTATACAGTAAGAAAAGGTTGTGGATCTCTTTCTTCTCTTTCTTTATCACTTACTTGTGGGCGAATGTTAACTAATTGATATGCTTCTTCTAATTCAGCATTAATCATTTCACGAATTACTTCACGTAATTTAGATTCTTCTGGTGGGTCATTTTCTTTTGATTTTGTAGATAAACGCATCCTAAATGCATCCCTAAGTTCTTCTTTAGTTTTAGTATACTCATCTTTCTCATTATCTTCTAAATCTTCTTCGATTTCCTGGTGTTTATCTTCATTTAAATTACCATATCCAGATGAAGCATATTTTCCTTTAGGTTCTTTTGGAGTACCTAAACCAGGATGTTCAGTTACGTATCCTAAATCTTTAACACCAAATTGACCATCTTTTGTATAGTGAATTGGATCTTTAGATAAATTTTTCAATACAATATCTTTCAATTGTTGCATTGTTTTATCTGCATTTTTAGGATCTTTCATTTCAGCGTAATATCCCATCATAATTTGATCAAATATCAAATTATCTGGGTTTTTATCGTCTGAATAGTCAAAGTTTTTTTCAAGATCTTTTTCTACAGGTTTAGAAACTTTTTTCTCTTCTGCTTTTACTTTCTCGTCTTCATTTTCTTTTGCTTTTCTAGCTTCAGCCAAAAATGCTTCAAATGCAGTTTCATAAGATTCTTTTTTTCTTGGTTCATATCCAGCAACAGCAGTTAAACCAATTACATTTTCTGAGATAATGTTTTTAGTTTTAAGAGAAGCAGCAGCTTCCTCAAATGTAGCAGAATTTGGTACAATATGAGGAAAGTCACGTTTAGCATCTGCAAGGAAAACGCCTTTATGTCCTTTACCTTCTTTAATTAATAGATACTGATCTTGTAATGTTTTTTTCATTGTTTTTGTTTTAATAAATCTACTGCTTTTTGAATATATGCTAAAACCATTGAAGACGGTTTATAGATATCATACGATCCCGGGTTAGCAGCGTAATATTCTATAGTTTCGTTTTTTGCGTTTGATATAAGTGGAGATATTTCTTTGATCAATTTTTCAATTTGTTCAAATTCATTAACTCTGTCATCTTGAAATTTATCTGCTCCAGTTTTTTCTTTTTCCTCTTCCCACAATTTTTTAATATCGTAAGATTTAGGTTTAATGTCAGGAACAGGTTTAAATCCTAACTTATAGTAATAAATATTTTTAGCTCCTTTAGCATTCGTTTTAGAAGCAAAAGCAGCCGGTGTAGCATAACCTTCTCCTTGACCAGCACTAAAAGAAGCACCACCAGCATTGGTAGCACTCATTTCTTTGAGTTTTTTACGAATTATTTCTTTTAACTTATCCATTTACAGTTTCTAATTCATTGATTAAATCACAATACTGTAACAAATCAACTAAATCATTATCTGTTATTTTAGCATTTTTTGCTGGTGGGTTGATTACAGATATAATTTCGTCAATTTTAATTTTGGTAACCGGATTTTGGGTCTTTTTATTTAAAGTTTTCAATTCAGTTTTAATTTCATTTATTTTATTAGTATAAAATTCCTTTAAACGGGGTGTATTATCTACTGAATTGATGTATTCTTTTAAAATAAGTTTTTGATTTATATTTAAATCATCATATTTGTTGTTAAATTTCTCCATTAATATTTTATATGTAAGGAATTTAACATCTCTATCTGCATTTTCTATTTCTTCCAATACTTCATCTCTTACAGCATTTTCTTTAATTTGAGCAGCTGTTAAATGTTCAAGTATAGTAACTTTATTTGCAATAGTTTGTTCTGGGTTTATAGGGGATTGAGAGTGGGTTATTTCTAACAATGTATAAAAAGCAGCATATACTTTATAGTTAGGTAACTTATGATTAAAAAATGTATTTAAATCATAATTTTTCTGTATCTCATTAATTAGATTATATTTTTGTCTCTTGAGTACTCCTCTATTTAATGTTTTAGAAGAATCTACTAATGTTGAAACTACAATATTAGCCTTTGCTTCAGTTAATGTAGTTTTCTTTAACAATGTCTCGTATAACTTATACTCACGACCTAATTCCGTTTTAACGAAATATTTTTTAAGTATATCTTTTGCTGGAGAATCTTTCCCTTCTAGCGTATCTGTAGTGATTTGGCGAACTAAAAGTTCAAAAAGTATACCAGTGTTTTTATACTTTGAATGTTTTACTTGCATTCTAATATTTGTTTATTTATAAATATATGAAAAATTATTACTCTCGTATTTGTGATTCATCTAATAATGAATTTCCTTTAATATCCGATTCAAAAATCATTTGTTTCTTTTGATTTTTAATACTATTGAAAGCATATGCATTTTTGTTTCGTTTTGTTTTAGTTTCTAATGCTAAAGGAGATCCACCTTTATATTGAGGTTTGATAGAATCTGATTCATCGTTATCTTGGGTTACACCTGCTGTACCAATCCTATCTTTTCCAAAAGCATTGTCTTGTGTATTTCTATCAGTTACATTTTCTTTTGGTCTTCCTAGAGGTTCTTTTTCATCATATCCTTCAGGTACTTCTCCACTTTCATATCTTTGTCTTCCATATAAAGAGGCTAAATCATGTGGTGTACCATAAGATTTACCTGTTTCAAGTGGATCATTTCCTTCATTTTCAACTTGGGTTAAACGGAATTTACGTTTAGCATCTTGAAGAATCAAGTCTCTATATTCATCATATTGATCCTCACTCATATGGAATAATTTTTCATATATAAAGTCAGTAGGGAATATTTTAGCTTCAATCATAGCATTTGCTACTTCTACTTTTTCTTTCATTAATGCTAATCTTTCTTGATCATATATTATTGAAGGAGTAGTTAATGAAAGTTCAAAGTTTGTTAAACTCTCATCAGTATAACCTTGAGCATATAAGTGAACTAAGGCAATTTTAGTTAATTCTGAAACTAGAATACGTTGGATACGTTCAATTGTGCGAGCAAATCTAATATCTTCAGCTGCTAATGTTGCTTTACCAGTTAAATCTTTTTCATATCCCATAAATGCTTTTGGAACCTTAAGGGCAGCAAATAATTTATCTCTTAAATATTCAACATCTTGGATACCATCATATTGTAAACCACCTAAATTGTCTATTTTGGTTGCTTGATCATTACCTCTTACTGGGATGTAAAAATCCTCAAGTAAGTTTTGCATGTTGTATTTTAAGTTATAATCACCTGTTTGTTGATCAATGTACGGGGTACGTTTCATTTTGGAAATTGTCTTCTGCATAAAGTTTTCTACTTCAGCAGGTGCAATATTTCCAACATTAATGTAAAATATACGTTTTTCAGGCGCTCTAACTATACGATGGATTAACATTGCATCTTCCATCATCGTGTATTGTTTAAACAACTTACGAGCAGGTTCTAAATATGATCTACCATAAGGTAAAAAGTTAGTATCCGTTAACAAACGGAAATGAGCCATTTCGTAATTGTCAAAGAAAATAGCTTTTGCTTGATTTCCTGAATTTGGTACATTGTAATAACCGTAATCTGAAGGAGAGGAAATACCATCTGGGTCAAATCTAAATCTTACAGACATTGGGTGGTCTTTATCGTATCCGTCTTGTCTTTCAATATGGAATGCATTGTATGGTATAACATTATATACA